CGATACCAAGACCGCTACCGCCAGCTCCTGCTGTCATAGTAGTGCCTGTGATACCAAGGCCGGGTGTTCTGTATTTCTTTGTGCCGACAGCACGTCGCTCCAAATTCTCAGCCTGCTTAGGTGCGGATGTCTGCGGGGCAGACTGTTCCAGCACTGGAGGCGGAGCGGGAGGAGGCGGCGGAGGAGGCGGCGGAGGCGGCGGATCACTACTAAAGCACATCTTTTGCTCCTAACATGTTTTCTCTTTGTTGATCGTAGACGAGCTTTAAGTGTCTAACGACACCAATAGCTCCCCGGTTCATCCAGATTTGACGTTCAGTTTCGTCCGGCTCTGGAGCCTCGTCGGGGTAGAGCCGCTGGAGATAATCCAGCAGCCCATCCTCGATGTACGGAAGTTTCAATTCATCCATTTGTACATCCTTTTATACACCACACGAACCACCATGACCGGTGATGTCGCAAATATCATGCGTCTGAACAGCTTCTTCAAACTCCTCCCCTAGCGCTTCTCTTGCAGTAGCGTAAGGAACGGCAGTGAGAGGCTGACCACCACGAGAACCATCAGGATAACAAGTGAAGCCACGCAAACGATGAGCATAGCGAGCAAGAGTGTCAGCAAATCCAGACACAGTGTCAGGGTTGTTGAGCTTGCTCCCCCAAGACGGTAGATTGATCGTCGAGCTGATAGACTGATCGACGTAATCTTGAATGTCAGCTTGGAACTTAATGCGTCGTTCGTAGTCAGCAGCCAAGTCCAAAGCACTTTCAATCTTGTCAGGATTAGCTCCATATAGATCGATTAGCTCCTGTGCAGCGCTGTCCACAACCATCTGGTAATGCCATTTGGTTCCCTTCAAGTATCGCCTTTTATAAGCGACAGCAAAGATAGGTTCAATACCAGTAGAAGTGCCTGCGAGAATACCAATTGTCCCGGTTGGGGCAATAGCGCGTACAGCCACAGGGCGGTTAACACTAAGACGAGTAGCAAACTTGATAGCCGTTTCATCACTAACTCCTTTGTAAATGGAAAGCCAACGATGAAGCTCAGGTGTCACCTCGTAGATGTCACCACGTTTAATCAGCCACTCGTGTACACCCATTAGACCAAGGCCAAGGCGTCTGTTCTTTTCACGAACATCGTAGACTTTATCGTAGGGTAGGTGCGCACGTTTCGTCCCACACAAGAGGAACATAGTGGCTAACTGAACAACACTACGCAGCTCAGGAACACTATCGATACGACCCAGATTAAGCGAGCCAAGGTTACAGACATCACTATCATCCTCACTTGTTACTTCTGTGCAGGCATTGCGAAGTGTCTCGTTCTCCTTGTCAAAGAAATTGAAACTAAAACCCGGCTCAGCAGTACGAAGAGCTTGCTCTACGTTCTGTTTGAATACTTCACCAACATCTCCTGTCTGCCAATAATTGAGCAGCCATTTAGTATCATAGTTCACAGAGATGTTAGTCATGTCGAGTGGAGCAGGGAAGTTGAAGTCTTGTTGCTTCACATCCCAGTACGAGACTCCTGTAGTGCCAACAGGAAGTTTCTCCCAGTCTTTAGCTGCAAGGAACTCCTGTATGTCACCGTGTTTCCAATTCAACGAGGCGTAGATAGCAGAGCGACGTGATCCACCCTGCATTACTCTTCGACCAATCTCGTTGATCATATTCATCTTAGGAATAGTACCCGAAGAAAGACCGCCAGTTCGAGAAAGCGGCTGTCCGACTGGACGGTAGACGGAATAGTCAACACCTATACCGCCACCGGTCATCAGACATGACTCAGCCTTCCAGCTCAAGTTAGCCCAATCTTCGCGAGTGTCTTCTTCAGCTCTCAAGAGGTAGCAGTTGTTGAAGAACTTTGCAGTTCGTCCAGCGTAGTAGATGTAGCGTCCACCCGGAATGAACTTCATGTCCTGCATATAGTTGGTAAGCTGATCCTTATCAGTCTTACACATGTCATCGCCGCAGACATCCTCGACGAGGGTGCGGCAAAGGTCTGTCCACGTTTCTGCGTTTTCGTGAGCGTATTTTTGTTTGAAGATGGTTTCGCTGAACGAAGAGCGAAACATAGGGTTAGCATTTGAGCGGAAGGTCATGTATCTCTGTCTATCGGTTGTCGCCGCTGCCTTGAAGCGTACCACGCTCCTTGCGGCTGTTGAGTTTATCTAGATTTATTTTAGCTACGTCAGACAGGCTAACACCTAAGTCATCTGCAAGGACAGCGACGTACCAAAGCACGTCACCTAGTTCGTTGATCGTGGCCTCTCTATCGAAAGCACCATCTCTGATCTTCTTTTTTACTTTACCTAATACTTCGCCAGCTTCGTTAGCAAGTCCCATCGCTGGGTAAATAATGGAAGCTTCCTTTGGGTAGATAGCGGTTATCCACGCTTGTGATTGATATTCGTCGAGTGTCATTACTTACCTTCGATAAGAGACGCTTTTAATATAGCGAAAAGAGAGTATGCCATCTTCGGTGTCAGGACGATTAGTTGAAACTCATCATCAGCATCGTCCGGGTCTTCGTATTGTTGGAGGAGCAGCTTCCCGTCGCCGGGGAGGACGGATACCTCTAGGTCTTCGTGGTCCGAATCGTCAGAGGTTATCTGGTAGTTGTAGGTTTGATCTTCCGTGACTTCGAGAGTAATCATCGTGTAATCTCCACTTCACCTTCCAACTGACGGATGCGGAACTCGATGTAGCGAATGGCCTTGCGAAGGTCTTCGATACCGTTCTTGTCATCAGCCCTCATGCAGTACTTCACGACGTTACCCATCCAGAACGGCATGTTGTTGCGCATGATGAAGTTGATCGGCTCGATCTGCCATTTGGTGTAGTGAGCAGGTTTAACGATAGCATCAGGCGTCGGTTTCTCGGACTTGTATACATCTGTAATCGTCCGCTTTGCCCAGCAGTCTAGTGTCTCTTCACGCGACTTATCTTCGGCTAGCGTTCCGTCGAACAAGTCGTACTGACCGTCCCATTCAGGGTTCTCATTGTACATGTGCATGTCATCTTCTTGAGCGCTTCGAGCTTTCCACTTCGTAGGCGACACAGGACAGATTTCACACTGTCCATCGCACTCTCCGGGATGCCTTACGCAGTAGTATTTGCTACCCACAGTTTCACCTCTTGTTTATCTTCATCCCAATCCTCACAGCGGAGGATGCGAGCCAAGCGAGCTTGTAGAAGAGCATCCTCTTCCGTAAGACCTGCTTTAACGTAAGTGTTGACTACGGCCTGCCAATAGGAGGTAGGCTGTAGCGATCCCGGTTCAAAGTTGTCTGCGTGGTTCACGCTAGCAATAATTTGCTCAGCACGTTTAGGACCGATGCCCGGACAACCTTTGTAGTTGTCAGTAGTATCGCCTGTCAGAGCTTGCGTGTAGAACCATCTGTCAGCATCGTCTGGGTAGATTACGACTTGTCCGAATGGAGTAACGTGTACTCCGGGTATCTGCCTCAAGTCTTTATCATCAGACCAGATAAGAACGTTGCCTTTGTTCTTGGTAGCCAAGATGCCTATAACATCGTCAGCTTCAAGAGTTGGCATTGTTACAATCTGTGTTGAAAACTCCTCAAACACACGTTCCCGAATAGCCTTGAAGCCCATTGGCTTACGCTGTGTTCGATTACCCTTGTACTCAGGGTAAAGTTCTTTACGAAAATTCTTTGCATCGGAGAATGCAAGGAGGTAGTTGTGGGTGTTTGCTAAACCGTTGAGTGTAGCAACGCTGTCGTAGAATGCTTCAATAGCATCATTTTCTTGAGTGTAGAGAACCCACATGTCCTCTTCAAACTCAATCTCACGCTCGACAGCAGCGCAAGCTCTATACAGACAGATGTCTGCATCAATCAGTAGCTGCATTTTTTAATGCTCTCCAAGATTTAGGAAACATGTGGTGCATTGTTGCTGCAATGTGTTGAGCAACCTCGCGTGTTTCCTGTTGAGAATGAGGATCGAGACGAAGTTTACACACGCGAGCAAATGCAGCCAGTGATCCCGACCATATCCACTCAGTCATCATTGATTGAGGAAGGACCATACGTGCCTGTTCAGGACACACACCAGAGTCAAGTAGTCTGTTATACAGTCGGGTTACGTCTGGTATTGAGTTGTCTAAGCAGAACTGAACGTAAAGCATCAGCTGTGCTTTTTCATCAGACGATCCCTGCTTAACGTTGTCTGCGCGTTTACGCCACGACACAGGAACGTAGAACTCTGGCTCATTGTCAATATATCGACGCGAGACTTCATTCCAGCACAGACCGACTTGATGTTTGGCTAACTGCCTTGCAACAAAGATGGGAGCCTTGATCCTGAAGGATGCAAAGCAATGACCAAAGGGTGTCCAGTGATTGTGCTTGGCAAGGTAGTTAAGCAGCTTCTCATCTTTGTCTGAAAACTCCTTACTCTCCTTGCTAAACGAAACGCGAGCTGCGTTAACAACACTAAGGTCGTCACCCATACTGTCAATTAGTTCCACCTTCATAGCAACCTCACCTTTGTTCGCTTGACTATCATTCCTTTTGGAATAGTCATTCGGTTGTTGCGTTCTGCTCCACCATACGTGCCAGCAATGGTGATGGAACTTTTCGTTTCGGTGACAAAACCTACGCTGATACACGGCGCTGCTTCGATAGGTTCGTTAGCATCCATCCAACCACTCGTAGCTACAGCATCCAGCCACTGCACAACCTCAATGTGTGTCGGCCCAGTTTTTGCCGATTTTGTACTCTCCCGTGAGCGGGACTTTAATGTTGAAGGCATTACCTGCTTTTCCTATTGCATCAATAGCCAGTAAACCGAATTGATCGGCAATCTCAGGATCACACGAGAACTGGCACTCATCGTGTATCCACGCCACCTGATGTACTTTGTGCGACCATTGCTCTTCAGTAATAATCTGGTCTACAAAAACCATCCATTCCTTACACACCAAAGCACCAGCAGACTGGAGCAAAGTGTTAAGAGCAGCGTGAGAGCTGCGAATGCGAAGCCTACGACCATCCAGTCCTTTAAGGTAACCACGGCCAGCGGCTCCTTGAACGGCGCTGATAAGTTTCGCGAGGGCTGGGGTTTTTTCGAGGAATCTCTGCTTAAGTAATTTCCCATCTTTAGCTCCTTTGCCAACAATCGATCCGATCTTTTCTGGACCCGCTCCATACAGAAAAGCGTAGATGAAGGTCTTCGCTTGATCCCTTGTTTCCAAGCCCGCTGCGATTTGGTTTGCTGTGTGAACATCGCCGTCAACAACCTCTTTCCCGTAAACCCCGTTGTCGTAATTTGACATGAAGTGAGCAAGCATACGCAGCTCAAGACCGCTAACATCAACGCCTACAAGAACCTTACCATCGTCAGGTCGAAATAAGCGGCGGCACTCTTTACCGTAAGGTACTTTTACCGCCGGAGTCTGGGCCACGTTTGGATTGCGATGAGTAGCTCTTCCAGTAACAGCGCCATTTGTGATTACCTCTCCGTGTATACGTCCATTGCGGACCATGTTAAGCCAAGAGTTCTTTCCTTCTGCCAACATACCAAGACGCTTTTGAACCAACAGATATTCTGTTAGTAGTTTAGCTTCTGGATAAGGCAGTTTAGACAACACTTGTTCGTCTATCTTTGCGCTGCCGTCTGGAGTGAATTGCTTAGGTATCCACCCTCGCAATGTCTTCAAACGATCAGCTATGTGGTGTCGCGAACCGGGGTTAAAAACAACTATCTTGGTCTTCATAAAAGGCTGACCTTTCACATAACCAAGTTTGGCGTTGTTCACTTTTGGGATAAACTCTCCCATCTCTTTTTCCCACGGCGGGAACGTGTCCTGCAACTTTCTCTCAAGCTCCCCACGCCTTGTCATAAGGAGTGCCGTGAGCCTTTCAGCAGCAGGTTCGTCGAATGCAAACCCGTGCCGCTCTTGCTGTGCTACAATGTGAGCTACTGTATGCTCCAAGACACTAGCACGCTCAGAGTAGGCGTCATGCTTGATAAGGTATTGATGCAGTCTTTCAGTGACCTCCACGTCCTGCACGTTGTAGGCGAGCATTTCCTCGCTGTATGTGTCGAAGCCTCCTTCATACTCAGACTTCAAACACCCTAGACGCATACCCCATGCCTTTAGCGAGTGAGAGCCAATAAGCTTTCCCTCAAGCTGAGCCTTCGTTTCATAATCGTGGTCACTCAGATCAGGTATGATGAAACGAGACAGGATAAGCGTATCTGTAACCTTGTCGCGAGGAATCGAAAACCAAGGGTACAGCTTTGATGCGAGAGCGAGATCATAGCCAATCACGTTGTGGCCTATGACTTCATCCGCTTGCATCAAAAGACGGAGACCTTGCTCAACCTGAGAAGGTTCAAACTTATGTATGTCTCCGGTGTCTACATCTTTAGCCACGATGCAATGTATAAGGCTCGCTTCGTAATACAAGCCGTTTGCTTCAAGGTCGAATACGAGCCTCATAACACCTCACTTTGGTTTATGTAGTGAACATGAATGTGACACCATCACAACTGGACGCCGTGATGAAGCATATTGAGGTGGTAGCTTTAGTGTGCATTCCATTGTGAAGTCTTCAAAGAGAGCCTTTGAATAACTACACGTCAAACATGTTCCTAAAGCAGCAGATGGTGAGGGCAGCGACGACGAAGAAGATAACTCCGATGATGATTTCGGCGTGTCCGTTAAGTCCCATTCATCTGTCTCCTTCTTACGTCTCGCCATCAGCGCTTCTTCCCTGCAAGGTAGTAGCGCGAATACTTCTGGCCAGTTGTCGGGTGAACCTTAGAGGTTCTAACGATGCGATGGCCAGCAGCACGCAAGTCTGCCATACGTGCAGCAAAGTTCTGGATGTGATAATCGATCTCTGCTTCACGCTTGCTAATCGAGCCGTTCTTCTGCATGTGAGTGAGTATTTTCTGAACCTGTGTCATACCGTTTCTCTTCTTCCAACCGTTGTTTTCAAGTTTCTGACAAAGAGACAATAGATGTTTGTGTATAGCTTCCCAATCTTTGTTGGAGTAGCTGCGAACACAAGCTGTGTCTGCCATGTGAAAAACGAGATCATGTCCGCTCATCAAAAGTCTCCAGAGGTAGATGGCACTTCAGTCAATCGACCAGTGCCTATGTCGTAATACAACAAGCCAGCTTCACCAGTCTCACCAGTAAAACGATTTTTCAGAATACGCATGGTAGTCTGATTTCTCTTTTCCTGATCTTGCTGGTTACGTTCTAGACCAATCACCATGTCACTTAGTTGTGCAATGGCGTGTGATCCACGTAACTGGCTCAGTGATGTTTGCGCTCCTTCTTCGTGACCTTTACCGTCTGGTCTGCGAAGGTGACTGACAACAATCAAACCTATACCGGTTTCTTGTACCA